ACTCTAATCATTCTTAAAGCTAACCATGGTAATTTATCTTGATTGTATGTACCAATAGATGAAGGTATTTTAATTCCCTTTGTCTCTTGGCAAACATAATATTTACCGTTGTCTAGTTTGTAAACGTGCGTGTATAAATCACAGTTTATTTGTGACTTAACATCTTCTTTAGACATAAGAGAAAGAACTTGTTCTCTAACTTCCTCATCTAAAGATAAAACTGAAACACTTTCTTTTACAACTATTTCTAATAGATTTCCTTCACCGTCTCTTTTACAAACATACTGGTTAAGACCATATACTCTCATGTTACCTTGTTTTGGAATATGGGCCAGTACATTACCACCGACAATTAAATGTTTTATTAATTCAAATGTTGGAACACGTAAAGCAAGAGACTCAATTTTACCCATAACTTCACGTTCAATTTTAGATAAAGCTTTTTCAACAGATGTTTTTAATTCTGGTTGTTGCTCTATTTGTTCTTTAGCTTTGCCTTGTATCGCTAGTCTAAAAAATGGTTGATTTGGTGGAAGTAATAATAGTAGTAATTTTGAAGCAAGGTTGTTGACACCTCTACTACCTACAGATTGGAAAGGACTATAAAAGTCACTTGATTGTGTTTGATGTAGTTCAGGAATTAGAGTTGGGATAGTTAACTCAGAGCATTCACGTCCTCTATCGAGGTAATGCTCTTTAATTTCACTTAAAGATTCATAACGATTTTCTGCTGTATCTTTAAAATCCATTAAACGTTAACGTTAGAATTTCCGCCAGTGATATTTAAATCAGTTTGCATTGCTGCTGTACCTTTTTTAGATTTCTTTTTCTTAGCAATCTCTAAAGCGTCTTCAGAAGCTAACTCAATAGTAGGTGATAATTCATCACCTGATGACATTGCATTTCTAACTGGCTGAACTGTTTCTTGTACTTCTTGTTTAGGTGGGCTTCCCATACACATAGTTGTTTCCTTTTGTTAATAAGCTGTTGTATTGATATTTAAATCAGAAGATTGACTTGTCACATTGTTCTTAACTTTTTTCTTTTCTTTAATAACAGGTGTGTTGTCTATTTCTGGTGGTGAAGCTTTTGGGTCAAATTCATTACCATCAACGAATTTTATCGAAGGGTCTTCTCTTTTAACTATTTGCGGTTTAGCTAAAGCTTTTCCCATACACATAATTATTTCTCTCCTAATAAATTATCTTCGCTTCGTTTTTTTAAGTCGATTAACCAATTAACTACACTTCGTTGGCCTGCTTTAAACCAGACAGTTTTTTCATTGTCTTTTAATTCAGGTGCTTTTTCTGGATAAATTTTATCTAAAACTTTGATAAGTTCCTCCACGGTGTAAGGTAATTGGATGTCATTTAAGTCATCCATAATGTTTTCCTTCTAATATGGGGCCTAATTATGCCCACAAGTCTCCTGTTAAGTTACCTTTTGCATACTCAGTTGCTCTGTTTTCAAAGAAATTAGTATGTTCTACGCCATTTAATACCCAGTCTAACCAGGGTAATGGGTTTGTTTTTTGATTGTAATTAGGTTTTAAACCTAGTTGTAACAATCTTCTATCAGCAATGTGTCTAATATATAATTTAACATCATCAGCTTTAAGACCTTGTACTTCTCCTAAATTAAAAGCTAAATCTATAAACTTATCTTCTAGTTCCACCATGTCTCTACAAGTTTGATATAGAGTTCCTTTAAAATCATCATTCCAAATATTTTTATTTTCATCTATCAATGTATGAAATACTTTAATCATATTTTCTACGTGATGACTCTCGTCTCTAATAGACCAAGTTACGATTTGGCACATGCCTTTCATTTTCCCGAAGCGTTGAAAGTTAAGCAACATTATAAAAGACGCAAACAGTTGTAGGCCCTCACCAAATGCAGAAAATACAGCTAACTCTCTAGCCATGCCTTCAATACCTTCTCCTTTATCTTTAAATAAATAAGCATGTTTGTTAGCCATTGCTTTATATTCTTGAAACGCCTGATACTCACTGTCTGGTAAACCAATAGTATCATTAAGTAATGAATAAGAATGTACGTGATTAGCTTCACTAGTTGCTATAGCTGATAACATCATTCTAATTTCTGGTGCTTTAAATTTAGGTATATATTTATCTAAATATGCTTGTGCTATATCTACATCACCTTGTGTAAAGAATTTTAAAATTTGAGTAATAAGATTTTTTTCTCTAGCACTTAATCTCTCATTCCAATCTCTTACATCTTCAGCTAGAGGCACTTCACTTGGTAGCCAATGCATTTTTTGTTGCGTGTCATAAGCTTCAAAAGCCCATGGATATTCAAATGGTTTGTAGTGTGTTCTTCCTTTAAATAAACTCATATTCCCCTCATCAATTCTATAAATTCTATTATTAATATTAATCCTAATTCTACCGCTAACACTGTATGGTACACGTGCCACAATAACCCCAATGTTTTAGGACGCTTAATTTTTTTTCTTCTTTTTTTGCGGGGTTTATCCATGTCGTCAAATAAAGCTTCGTATGTCATTGGGGCCTTCCTTGTCTGTTGTATTTTTTGTTATGTTGTAATTTCTTTTTCTTGTTAGGACTCTTGGTGTGGACTCGTATCCTTTTCTTAGGTTTTTCACGGGCCACAAACCCAGTAAATTTTCTTGCCATAATTATTCACAAGCAAGACAATCAGAGTCACCGTCTGGTCTTACTATTCTTTCTATTTTAGTTGATATTATTTCTGCTCTTTTAATTGCTTCCGAACGACAATAGTAAAGAGTCTTAATTCCTTTTTGCCATGCTGATAGATGTAACAAATGTAAATCTTTAATGTTAACATCAGACGGTACAAAAATATTTAAACTTTGTGATTGGCAAATTTCTTTTTGTCTATCCGCAGCTAGTTCTATAATCCATCTTTGGTCTATTTCAATAGCTGTAGCAAACACATCTTTTTCCCAATCATTTAATTGTTCTAAATGTCTTACTGAACCTCTGTTAGCAATAATACTTTTCCAAGTTTCATCAGTATTTATTTCTTTTTCTTTTAAAAGTTTTTCTAAGAATTTATTACGCATGAAATGAGTACCACTCATAGTTTTTTGTGTGTATGCATTAGCACGTAAAGGTTCTATTGAAGGTGATGTACTACCACATATAATACTACTACTTGCGTTGGGAGCTATGGCTAACATGTGAGCAAATCTTAAACCAGTGCCTTCCATGTCAGGTGCTTCACCTCTTTCTTCAGCAAGTATTTTAGATGTTGCTAAAGCTTCTTCTTTTATTTGTTTAAATATTTTTAAATTAATTCCTTTAGCTATCGCACTTGCAAAAGGTACGCTTTTACTTTGGAGATAAGAGTGAAAACCCATTGCACCAAGTCCGATACTACGTTCACGCATAGCAGAATACTTAGCCCTACTAAGGCTATCAGGAGAATTATTAATAAAATACTCCAATACATTATCGAGGAACCTAACCACGTCAGGTATAAATTTAGGGTCATCTTTCCATTCATCATATTTTTCTAAGTTAAGAGAAGACAAACAACATACTGCTGTACGTTCTTCACTGGTTGGTAATGTTATTTCACTACATAAATTTGAGTGATGGACTTTTAATCCAAGTTTCTTTTGACTGAGTGGCAAATGCTTTTGTATCGTGTCAATAAAAGATAGGTAAGGCTCACCAGTGGCAACCCTAGTCTCCAAAATTTTTTGCCACAATTTTTTAGCTGAGACTGTTCGGATAACTTTGTTTGTATGTGGGTCAATAAGTTCCCAATCATCGTTAGCACTAGGATTAATAGTACACTGATTGATAATAGACATAAATTTATCAGAAATATTAATCCCGTGGTGCAAGTTAAGACACTTTCTATGAATGTCCCCACCACTAGGTTTACGTAATTCCAAAAATTCTTCAATTTCGGGATGAGATATATCTTGGTATGTTGCATAGCTTCCTCTTCTAGTTTTTCCTTGAGAGAATGCTAACATTTCACTATCTACTACATGCATAAAAGGTATTGAACCTGATGACTGTGAGCCACCAGATGTACCGGTCCCATCACTTCTAATGTGGCCCCAATATCCTCCGATACCTCCTCCAACAGAAGCTAAAAATGCATTCTCAGTATAATGATTTGTTAAACCTTCTCTACTGTCTGGTACATAATTTAAAAAGCATGAAATTGGCATACCTTTTTTAGTACCGCCGTTTGTTAATATAGGTGTAGAAAACATGAACCATAGATTAGACACATAACCATAAATTCTTTCAGCCATTTCTGAGTCATCAGAAAATACTTTTGCTACTCTGTAAAAAGCCTCTTGCGGACTTTGTTCTTTGTCAGTTAAGTAACGGTCTTTTAATATTCTGAGACCCGCTTCAGATAAGTTTGTGTCTTTGCTATAATCCATGTTGTTCCTATTTAGTTTCTTTGAGTTGTTTATTAATAATAAAATCTATGTACTGTTTTGCTTTTAGTAAATCCTGGACACCATTCTTCTTAGTGTGTCTCAATAAATACTTAATCACATTGCCAGTACAAAAATCTAATTTGTTAGCAATAATAAAATCTATTGGTTCTATTTTGTGTTGCGTATAATGTGGTGGTTCTTTAATTAAATCTGCCATTGAGTGACCTCACCAGTTTTTAAATTATAATCACCGTGTCTTAAAATTTTAGCAACTCTAGCTTGTTGAAAAGCGTCATGCTCAAACAGACCGTGTTTCTCATATGTCTTAACAACTAGTTCCCACATTTTTTTAAGTGGCATGTTCTTGTCACTAAGTATTTTCTGTGCTGTTACTTTTCCAATTGAAGGACATCCAGAAAATCCATCAACTGCATCACCAGTTAATGTCTGAACCATATGCCACCAGTCACAATGTTTTTTAGTTTGTTTAGTTAAAGATTCACCGTCATACAAATGACCTGGAATTTGTCTCAAGTCTTTATCTATTGAACATATAATTTTACATTCACCTTTAGATGGTTTAGTTGCTAGTATACCCATAACATCATCTGCTTCTAAATTAGGATAGATAACAGCTTGGTATTCATCTATTAAAAACTTACGTAAAGGACTTAATAAAATAGGTTTACGCTTTTGTTTTCTATTGTCTTTGTACGTTGGTAAAACATCTTTTCTAAAATTGTTTTTATCAGTCAACGTTACTATTACTTTGTCTGCATTTAGTTTTTCTTTTAAGTCTTCTATTTCTGATGAAACTAAATATTTACCTTGAGTCTCCTCCGCATGAAGCGTCCAGAAACCATTACCCCAGTGGGTATCTACTTCGGATTGTATTGCAGATTTATAAGCTACAATATCCCCGTCTATTATTATTGTTCTTTTCATTTCTATCCTTGTTGATTATTATTTTTGTAAAAAAAGTTCTGACAATGGTATAAGCACACACTTAGAAGCGTGATGGTCTCCTACCATTTTTGTGTTTTTAGAAAATTTTTTTACTATCTTTTTAAGTTGCGAAACTTTAAATATAAGTTTGCAAAAGTCTTGTTTACCGTGGGCTAATATGTGTACCCAATAGTCAGCTTCAGTTGCTTCTAGTCCACTAGGCTTACCCCAACTTTCTATTTCTATTGCGATGTTACCAGTCTTGGCCCACCAGTCTCTTTCAGTTTTAACTTCTACTTTTGATTTGTCTGCAATCAATAAGTTAGCTACTTGTTGTTCTCGTTCTTGACCGTACTTTAAATCCAGGTCGAACTTCTTATTTCCTTTTGGCATTAATGTGTTCCACTCCAATTTGTTGAGATTTTGTATTCGCCTGTTAGAGGCACTCTTAAATTAAAATGTTTGCCAGTTCGTTCGATACATTCGACAGCTAACTTTCCAATCTCTTCTGCTTTATCTTGCGGACATTCAATTTGTATTTCATCGTGTACCCAAAGTACTTGTTGAACATCTTTAAAATCTTTGATTGCTTTATCAAATTCAATTAACCATTGTTTACACACTACGGCCCCTGCTCCTTGGAGCAAACTGTTTAGTGCGCTAAACGCATTACGAATTTTAATATGTCTTTTATCAAGACCTAATAAATAACCACGCTCTGCTGATAATTGTACTTGTTTAATTAATTTACTTAATGCGGGTAATCTATTTAAGAAACGCTTTTTAACTTGAGCTGCGTCCTTGTTAGATTTACCAGTCACTTCTGCTATTTTTGAAACTCCGGCACCATAGAGCCATGCATACAAAAATCTTTTACTTTGGTCACGAGTATCTAAACCCGCTAACTTTTGATTTTCTGTATGAATGTCACCATTGACTACAACATCAGCGTAACTACCGTTATCAAACTTTGCTATATAGTGGCCAAGTAATCGTAATTCGAGTCCGCTTACATCACATCCCACTAAACTTTTATTTTTAGGTACAGTAAATAATTCTCTAAACTGTTTACCATAAGGGACACTCACTGCGGGTACTTGTCCTAAATTAGGATGCATATGAGTGGCCCTACCTGTTACTGCGTTGTTAGTATTTACAGTTCCATGTAGCCTCCCTTTTGTTTCTAGTTTTAGATAAGCTTGTTTACCTTCAGCCAACATACCAATACGCTTTTCTAAAAGAAAATAACGTGCAAGTAATTTAGCTTCGGGAAAGTCTAATGAATTTAAAACTGTGTCATCAACTTTTGGTAAACCATCATTGGTAAATAAAACTGGCTTCCAGTTATACTTTGTTTTCAATCTGTCAGCTATTTGTCTACGACTAGATGGATTAAACTCTACCACTTTATCTTTTAATGGTTTGCCAGTCTTTTCAGAAACTCTTTTAATAGTTATAGGCTTAAAAGTTTCTTCCATTTCTTTTTTGATAGTGTCACGTTCACTAGACAACTCAGCGTATAACTTTATTGCTTTTTCTTTATCAAACAACACACCATATATTTCTTGCCTACTTATAATATGGGCCACAGCGTGTTCTAAATCTAAAGATTCGCTGAAAATTTTTTGACCCAAAATCTTTTGATATAATGTGTGAGTAACTTCTACATCTTGAATGCAATACTCTAACATTTCTTGCGTAAACACAGACCAATCCGTGTCTATTTGTTGTTTATAATTTCCTAATCTTATGCCCCATGCTTTAAGGCTATGTCGGTTTACTAAACTTCTAGGATAATTTATTGTATGTACACGCTTCATATCTGAGTCTGTTAAGTCAGACCAAATTAGTCGTGTAGCAACTAATGTATCAAAAACTTTTGCTTTAGTTTCAAATCCATATAATTTTTTTAGAACAGGAATGTCATATTTAATAATGTTATGTCCTATTATTAACTCAGCTTCAGATAATAATTTTAAAGCTTCCTTAACATCAACTTGTATTATTTTATTAGAGTCTATATCTTTTAAAACAATACAGTGTACGGTACTAACATCATTATATAATCCATTGCTTTCTAAATCGAAAACATATTTCATATTTTAATCTTCTTTATTTTTAATACGTTGACTGTTGGAATAGTCGTGACGTTACCTACGTCACCTAAAGTTCCGTTGTCATTAAAGTTAACATCCGCAACTAAGACATGAACATCTTTGTCTGCTTTGATAAGCCAACCGTTTGAAATACATATTGTTACTTTTGTATTTAATGCGTCTTTTAAAGTTAACCATTCAGCCGTTCCGCATATATCTTTCCAATGTAAAGACACAAAAGGTGCGTTTAATATTTTTTTATTTATTGTTGGTAGTTTCATAATTAATGTAATGTTGTTATTTCTATTTGAACTCGACATGCAGCTTCATCCAAGATTGACATTTGATTCAAGACTGTCTCTGCAACATATTTTAATTGCAAAGACGGAAGTCCTAAAACAACTTCACAATGTGGATTGTCTTTAGCCCATTTCATTGCTGTTTGTATTTCAGCAGTGAGAGTCCAAACTTCTGTTAGTTTTATTTTACGTTTTCTTTTTGTTATTGGTTTAGAAGTCATTTCTTTCCTTTGTTTCTAAGAGACACGCTGTGTCCTCATTAAAAAACAAAGTTCCACACTTGCCCGTGTCACCTACGTGTCTATTTTTAAGAACACGTACTGTTGTGAATTTTTTATTCTCGTCATCATTCTGGTCACGTTCCAATCCAATGACGCAATCTGCTAATTGCGATATGGCCTGAGACCCACGCAAAGCATTTAAAGATGTTTGGACACCATCCTCGTAACCTTTGTTACCTTCAGGTCTTCTTAAATGTGATACTAAGATTAAACCAATGCCAGTCTCTTCAACTAAACTTCTTAGTCTAGTCATAGTGATGTCAATTAGTTTACGTTCGTCATAAGTTTCTAATCCAGAAACGACAATACTAAGATGGTCAAGAATAACCCAACGTACACCAAGACCCTTAGCAAGATAACGAATTTTGGATAACAAATTTTCAGACTCGGTTGAACCGAAACTGTCGTATAGATACAACAAGCCACTACCCACTGTTGAACTAAAACTATTTTTAAATGTGTCATCGTCTATAACTTTCCTATCTAAGTGTAATGGTTTTTGAACATCTATTGACATGATACCAAGTGCAGTTCGTTTAACACTTTCCTCTAATGCAATGTAACCAACACTCTCACCTTGTTTAATTAGGTGGTGTCCTATGTGTCGGCATAATTGTGATTTACCTTGGCCCGTACCACTAGTTATTACAACCAATTCACCAGTACGCATTCCTTTTGTTTTTGTATTTAAACATTCAAATGGATATGGAATAGTTTGGTTTGTTTCTTCTTTAACTAATGTATCAAATATTTCTTCACCAGAAATTATACCGTCTGGTCTGTAAGCTTTAGCACCCCACATACAGTCGATTAATTCTTTTGTCTTACCTTGCACTAACATTTCGTTAGCGTCTTTTAATGGAAGAGTTGCAATTTTGCATTTTCCAGGTGTAAAGATTTTAGAACATTCTTGAGCTGCGGATTGCCCCGCAGAATCTGAGTCAAACATTAATACAATAGACTCAAATTTTTCTAACCATTCGAGTTGCTGTTGTAAATCTTTCTTAGCACCTTGACTACCAGTCTTGATAGAAACACAAGCCCACTTATTATTTTGAAGAGAAGATAAACTCATTGAGTCAATCTCACCTTCTAAAATACAGATTTGTTTTCCACCGTTACGCCATAAGTTTTGTCCAAACAATACAGCGTTTTTACTATTACCAATCCATTGAAAGGATTTGTCTGGGTAACGTAATTTTTGTGCAACTAATTTATTATTCTTGTCGTAGTAGTTTGCAATTTGTACGTTCTTACCATTGTGTTTACCAGTTTGATAATTAAACTTGGTTACAGTTTCTTTATTTATTTTTCTTTTAATTAAAGGTTTGCATTCACCTTGAATTAATTCTTTATTTGTTGTTTCCATAGCCACCTCTTGTTTTTCGTATGTTGAATAATAATGACCACAACCAAAGCAATGGCCGTGTGAGTCTGAATAAACGGCAACGTTGTCTTTACTGCCACATTCGAAACAAGGAGCGTGATATGAAAATTCACTATTTTCCATATTGATATTCCTTTAAAAATTTTTGGCTTAAAAACAAACGGCCCCTAGACGTTAATCTAAGGGCCTACAGAAAAGGTAAGCTATGAACTTACCCCGTTGTTTGTATACACTATTTTAACTCGGCTATCCAACTTTTTGGTATGTATTTATCAGAATACTTAAAATCATGTTTCTGACACCACATAGCATATGTCGTTCTAGATATTTTGGATATGCGAGTTTGTGAATTAGAAAAGACAAATCTTAAATCCAAGTCTGGATAAAGTTTCTTAACTAAAATATGTTTTTGCTTATCAGCCGTTAAAAATCTACCTTTGCCTTCAATGTACATAAGGCTTCCATCTTTTTTTGTTAAAACAAAATCAGGCGTATACCTATGTGACTTTTCTGGTTTGATATATTTTATTACTTTTGTTTCATACTCAAATTTAATTTTTGAATATGTTAATTGCCTTGCTATTTGTTCTTCAAGGCCCGACCGGTATTTAGAAGTCGTCTTCTTGGGCCACCACTGGTTGGGTCTCATTGTCAAACTCCTGAGTTTCTGAAGCTGTGTAGCCTTCTTCTTTCTTAAACCCGTGTCCACTGGAATCACTTCCACCTTCTACTAGTTTAATTACTTGAACGCCTTTAAGCCTCATTGATACACCCGCACCTACCATTGAAGTGTAATACGGAATTAATTCTGAACTAACTTTTAATTCTGAACCACCCCAAACATTTACATCTTTCAATGGTATGCCTTTAGCGTCAAAAATTGCAGGTCTGTTTTCAAAAGTTTCACCAGTTTTCATAGTGACTACTGATTTACATTTAAACTTAAATATAACATTTCCAGTAGGGTTGCCTTCATCGTCTAACTCATCATTGTAAGGTGGGTTAGCTTGTTTGATTGTTTTACTTTTAGACTTCTCTTTTGCAAGAGTAAGACTTTCTTTAACCACTTCGTCAATAACATGCATTATTGCTCCGCAGTCTTCTTTTTTTATGACTAGATTTACTTTATAGTCACCTGGCTCACCGAATTTAGTATCAGCAGTTGTTAACCAGGGAAATTGAGCAACTCCAACTGGAGTCACTATCTTTGTATAGCTGTTCGCCATCATTTTCCTCATTGTTGTTTACATTGTTGTCACTTGTTATTATTCCCTTAGATTGCAATTTTACAATTTCATCTATTGGAAGATACTCAAAGTCATCCATGTTTATTCCTTTGGTTCTAATAGGGGTACTAATCACCCGCTAGTGGGTTGGTTTACGCAAAAAAGAACTCAGACTGTAAAACTTCCTTTATATTGAAGT